TATATTAAACTCCAATGGATTTATAGACGATGATGCTCCTGCTGCAACAGCAATAATATTTGACAATAAATCTGCGTTTTTAGGGTCAAGTCCTTTTTTTAATGCATCATTAAATACATCTCGCTTTGTTTGCTGATATGCAATACCCATAGATGTTAATTTTTGCATTTTTTCTCCAGCGTCCAACTCACGCCGAGCCACAATCTCGGAATACTCACCGGGATTAATAGACTCAAACATGGTATCATAATATTTAGGCGGCTTAGTCTTAACACCGTTAACAATAACATAGTCACGAGGGTAAACATCAGACATATATTTCTCTAACCAACGCTTGCCAACAGCAGGATTAAGCGACATTTTATTAAACTCAGGACGACGGTCAATAATCTCGCCGTCGTCAGTAATAACACGATAATGCGCCTCCGCCGCATCACCCGTAACCTTTTGAACACAGTACCTAGCGATATACGCCGCAGATGCAAACGTAACATCACCAGTAGTAGATAAACCCAAAGGCCATAACCTAGCCAACAAAGCCGAGGTATACAACTTAGAGCCATCCGACGACTTCGAAAAATACTGTTTATCAGGAAAGTCAAAGCCAAAAATACAAGCATGATAATGAGGACGACCAGTAATCTCACCGTACTCACCACCACAATAAAAACTAACCTTTCCAGTAACCTTCCGAAGCCGCTTCATAAAAAGTTGAAAATCGCGATAATTCAACGAACCACCGGGCGGAATGTTTGCTTCATCATAAGTAAGCGTGATAAATGCATTTTGTTCATGCAAACTAGACTCATGCAAACAGCGCATTGCCCATTGCCGCGACCTTTCAAGACGGCAACCGATACACTGTCCACAGGGTAGCTCCAAAGAACCATCAACACCACGCTTATTACGAGAAATAAACTTTACACTACCATCCGTCATCCGCACAGCTGGCATAGGATGGTAACACGGCATTACAAACGCCAGCCGCCACGCATAGGATTAACCGAAATATTCGCAGCAGCAACAGTGCGCGTATTGCGCTGAAACTGCTTAGCAGAATGATGCTTCGAAACAGGGGAACGTTTAACGGGCTTCATGGTCTTTACTCCTTTGTTTAACAGACACCTAAAAGGTGTCACCTAGACCAGTTACATCAAGTAGAACCTGGTCTAGAACTCACTATATCCGATCAAACAACCTCACGCAAGTCTTTAGCGCGAGCAATCAAACGAGGCTCAATAGCGGTAACAATACCGCTATCCTCATCGAAAGAAGCAAGCTCATACAATTCAAAATCATCAGGATGCTTCCGCACATCCGAAGTCGAATCAGTAGCGTTCACCTCATCACGCAAAGAACGAACAGCCTGAGCAGTAGCTTGAACCACAAACGGCGTACCAAAAACACGCGCAGCCGTATCCCTAAGAGCAACAATAGATTTTTGCATTACATATCTCCAAAATCAAAAGATAAATTAAGAAAACTTACGAATAAGGTTATTCACCTCATCAACTTCCTTAGAACGAATCTCGACAACCTGAGGATTAATCTCAGACTTAACCGCACGAAGAACCGAAGCACGCTTCAAAGTCAACGCAGCAACGCAAAGCATACGCTCGTCTTTAGTGAGCAAATCGACAGAAACCCCCTTAGAGGTAGCATCAGTAGCCATAATAAAACTCCTTAAAATAGAACAATGTGCAGCAGATGCACGAGACGAAATATAACATAAAAAAACACAATGTCAAGAAAAATTTTGCAGCAGATGCAAAAAAAAAAAACAGGCCCTAATCGGGCCTGAACATCCGGCCTATCAATGAAGGACAGCCGTTACGCGGCCTGAAGGCCGCTACATGCCTCTTACGAGGCATCAGGAACCACACGCACATCCAAAGGCTTAGCAGCGACAGGATCTGGCTTCAAAAAGCCCATACGCTTGGCCTCATCATAGTTACGATCGTCTTCAACAAAAGCCATGAGAGCCTGAGGGTCATTACCAAAACGAGCACGAATCTCCGCAGGAACACGCAAAAATTCATCCTGAGCAGCGCGAACTAGATTCATAGCAGAATGAAAGTCAGGTACATTAGTAAAATCACCAGACTGCGGCATGGCCAAATCATTAGGTAACTCGCCAGTAAGACCAAAACGCCGAACTATAGTATTAATATCCGACTCATCCTTAGCAGATTGGATGGCCAAACTCTCATCAAGACACTCCAAAGCAGACTCATTAGAAGCAGCCATAGTATCGTAATTATATGGAGTACGAAGAAAAACAACAGGAACCTTAGACATAATAAAACTCCTTAACGTGCACGAATAAAAGATTTCAAAAACTGAAGAATAGGCGCGATTTGCTGAAACTCACGACCAAGATTATCAAACTGCTGAGCAGCCTTAACATCCAGGCCAGTAAGATCACTTTCAAGCATTGTTTTAACACCAAGCCACTTCATCTGCTCGGTAGCCATCTCCTGAGTTTTGCCTTGTTTGATAAGCAAATCACGCGAAGCATTCAACTGTTGAGCCAAAGCGCGAATCTGATCACTTTGAGACGGAATATTCTTTACCTCCTCAGAAATTTTCTTAGCTTGCCATTCTAGAAAATTAATATTAGAACGTGCTTGGTCGGCAGAAGCACCGGCCTGCATGGTCTGAGCAGCAAGTAAGTCAGGCGTAGCACGCTTAACCAAAGTATCAGCCTCAACATTTTCAGCCTGAGCCTTTAACAAATCAGCTTGAGCCTTCTGAACTTCACCAGCACGAGCAGCAGAATAATTCTGGAACCCAGACTGAACAGCAGGCGTAACAACATCCTGCATTTGAGCCTGCTGACCAAAAGGAGGAGAACCTCCCCCCTGAGAATACGCAAGCATTGGATTTAAACCCGCAGCCTTCATATCCTTAACGGTAGTTTGATAACGAGTAGCAAACTGCTGAGCAGAAAAAGCATTAGCTCGATTAGCCTGATCGGCACGAGCATCATTACTCATCTGGCCACCAATAAGCGACAGGGTACCACCAATACCGGCAGCGATAATAGCATCGTCAATACCAAACATGATCAAAAATGGTCAATAAGACCGGGAACGGAATACAACGGCATAGCCCGAGCAGTAACACACTCAAAAAAGGAATCGAAAATAAACTGTTGACCATTAGCCGCAGCACCTACCGCAACAACACGCGAAACAGGAGGAGTAGACTGAATAAAGGTAGAATTAAGAGTCGGCAACGACGTAAACTTTTGCGCAAGATGCCAACCATCAATAGTACCAGCGGAAGTAGACTTAAACAAACCAGATATCTGAGAAGGCTTATAACGATACTCCGCCCAGCGTTCCTGATAACCGAAAACGTTAGAATCATTAGCCGAACCGTCGACGTAAATCTCTTTGTTCAAAACAGCTTGCTCACCAAGCATAGCAAAAGCAGGAAAATAAAAATCATAGCGCGTGGAGCGAGACCACATGCGAGCAAGACCCTGCTGATAGGTCAAATCAGCGTCAATACAAACCAAACCGATAACAACACCATGTTCAGTAAACGACTGGGTAAAACCATGACCACCAGTAGCGAGAGCAGTTCCCACAGCAGCGAGCGTACCAACAGGAGTAGATCCACCAGTAACGCCCGTAGCAGAAGTCTGAGCAACAGGATTAATAATAACTGGAGTCACACCACCGCCGAGATACTCAGGACGTTGCAAACGAGCATCAGGCGAAACAACACCAAAATGCGAACGCACAATCTCGGTATAACGAGTGCCGCCACGAGCATCACGCTCCAACAACTTTTGAATCTGGAACGACTGCCGCAACTGATTGATAGTAGCAGCCGTAGCAGCACTCAAATCAGCATAAAGCGACGCACCCGGAGGAGTTGCACTAGTAGTAACCTGCGAAGCAGTAACGTTCATAGTACCAGCAGTACCAGACGCGTTCTGAATACCAAGCGTAGTAGCAGAACCAAGGGTAACATTAGCCTTTATAGGTGCTGATGTACCGAGAGGTAAAGTGACCGCAGTTCCGCCCTTCTGAGGCCAGGGGAGACAAGACGTAAAATAATCATGACGCTTTCCACGACGAAGCAAAACATAATTAGCAGAAGGACTAGCATCAGGGCCATCACCCTTATCAACAACAACAGCATTCTGAAGATTCTCATCACGGAACCACTCATTCCAAATAAGATTATAAGCACGAGGCCAAAACGCACAATGAGAAACAGTATTAGACCCGCCAACCTGTCCAACAGTAGGCAAACCCATATAGTCCTGAAGAGAGCCAACAGCATACCCGCCAACTGGCGAAACCTGCTGAGGAACCACATACGAAATTGAATCCCCAGGGTTATCCTGCTGGCCCATAAAACGTTGCCAATTATTCCAAATCAGACGATTAGGAACAAAGAAAAAGAAGCTCGACAACTTCATATTATCCATCACAGGGAACAACGGCGTAGCCAACCGAGCGAACGCAGTCATACGAAGCTTAAAGGTATCGCCGGGTAAAACCTCATCGACATAAATTGGAACAAGATACCCAGCATCAAAAGTAGTCTTATGAGTAAACTGGCGATCAAACGAAGCGCGCGGAATATCCGCAGATGGAATCATCGCAAAACGATGAGGGTCAACAGACCTATTTTTATGCATAGGATAATTAGACATCACAAACCCCTTTTCAATTGAGAACAACGAGCCTTATGCACCTGCTCTTTTACGGCCAGACGCGCATAAGAATTATCACCAGCCAACAAGACTATGCACAGAAGTATGCTGATTATGCTGTTAAAAAATCTGGTGGA